CCTTGGTGTTTCAAATAATTCACTAGGTCTGCAAATGTATAAGGATACATCGATAATAATTCAGAATTTCCCGAATTGTCTGGTTCTCCTAACGTCGAAGTCTGTTCTCCTGGCGTCGATAAAGGTTCTCCGGACGTCGAAGTCTGTTCTCCTAACGTCGAAGTCTGTTCTCCGGACGTCGATAAAGGTTCTCCTGGCGTCGAAAGTGGTATCAAATATTCGATATCGACAACCTTATCATGTGTATCACGAATCGGGTCATACAATTGAGATGTTTTACAGACGATTGCGATTCCGTCTAGTCCGCATATCCAGATGGTTGATACCGGTGACGCGAATTCGTCGAATGTCATCTTACGATGGAATTGAAAGGACGACGAATATTGAACCCATTCATCATATACAATACGTTTCATCTCATCGCTGATACTCACATCCGAATCAGAAATGGAAGGGCGATTGAAACGATGTTCGCCCAAGTCGAGTATCTTGTATTCCGACTGGAAAAACGATACGAATGGATGTTTCTGTCCATCCTTCTTAAATAGAAACCATAGGTCATCGCGACCAGTAATCCGTTCCATTTCCTGTATATAGCGCGATATCAGTATTGATGCTAGGTTGCGACTACGATAATCCCGATGGACACATAAGTATTCGACATAATAGACTGTATGTTCATTCTGATTAAATACAATATCAATCGGTCTACCATGAATAAAACCCACGAGTTCATTTCCGTGATAAATACCGATATTGACAGATGTCTCCTTTGTAATATGATAGTTTATCACTTCGTCGCGCATGTGTAGATAAGAAGAAAAGTTTTCGCGTAAGAAATCATAGATGTTTTCATTGTGCGCATGTGTTTCGAGTTGGCGTTCACTGAATACGTGAAAACGCATTTCAGAGGGTATTGTTACGTTGAACAACGGCAATTTACTAATCGTGGTCAACATGGCGGATGCACTGGATGCATCAAATTCTCCTATAGAGTTAGAATTAATTTCACCCGAATCCGATGCCCATTCAACGGGTTGATGTTCCCAAAATGAGTGTTTATGACAATAGTTATCGTATATATATGCGGCAATTGCAATGAGGACGAAGAGACGTAAAATTCGTCGCAACCATTTACCTATCCAGTTCATACTTTTCAATCGTTTGAATATCCTTATGTATGATGGTTGAAAGAATTACATAAAAAGAACGAAGTAGGTTCATGTTAAACAATGAACATCCTGTAAATGTAAATGGAAATAGAACATCGTGAAAACTACTTCAATATATTTAGCAACCTCGTTTGCCTTCTCCCCACTGCGCTATTTCTGTCGGATAAAAACTATTATGATGCATTGATTGTCCTCGGAACCGGAATCACATCCTTCGTATATCATTTAAATAATAACAACCCGCGTGTATTTAGTGACCATTTTGTTGAACCCGATGCAATACGTGTCGATGATGTGATGATGTCGAGCATACTCATTTTCCAAATCGGTTCGTACCTTGCATTTTACAAGAGTTACCATCTACGGTCTGCACTCTTGTTTATATTTCTCCCATTCGAGATTTACTTATCTGCCTCGACGATTAATGGAACGACCCATCTCTATATTATATTTACATTGTTGGGTGGGTTTATCGCGCTAATACTGTATCGCATGTATCGTCGTAACCATTTATTGTCGAAATACATGGTCTGTCTATTATGCGGAATGGCATTAAATGCCGTTGGCATCGTGATGTATGCGGACCTACAAGAAAAACACGATGAAAAATATAATCTATTTCACGGATTCCATCATACGACGGCATTCTTGTCGATTCTGTTCTATTATAGTGTCCCACGTGATAGTATCGCATCGAATAACCCATCACGCACACTGTCGGATGTGTATCAAAGTACGCCCTATCGTATAAACATCCAGACACCGTCGTCTTCGAACAATCATCGTTCTCCGACACCGACATCGTCACCCATTCATTCACCGACGAATAGGAGACGCCAATTTTTAACCACGATGACGGACCATTCGACTATTGGTTATAGTCCAATATCGGGTTCTCCGGATTTACGCGATTATTCTGAATACAAGAATAACCTGCATCGACCAGAAGATATCCATTGTTATAATCGCAACAGTCCAAATGGACAAAATGGTCACGCAACTTATTTTTATATATCGTCGAATAGCGCAAAGGATAAACCGACCGAACCCGAATCTACATAGGCATATTCGTATTTGTGTTCTTATGCCCTCCGTCGTTCAATGCGCTATTCATCGTTTCGAATATCGGACGCGCCTCGTGTGTCATCGACGAGATATTCTGATGAATAAGGTCTGTCATTGCTTTCTCAATAGATGACTCGCCGTCTTTGGAATGGAGTGAAAGTGTTTCGTCTTTTGAATGGACTGGGGCGCGAATGTCGGAGTCGCAAATCGGTGTAGAATAATTACCGGATGTATCTATAGTAACGTTCGTATTCGCAGTAGTTGGTATTATTACCATTGCGGGTAAGTCGGACGATTTCAATGAATACCCCGGCATATTTGACCGTATATCTGCATTGGATATATTTTCCTTTATTTCGTCACGGATACTAACTGAACGTTCGATAAAATGCCGAATCATATCATAGTTCATTGTTTGTATCGAATTAAATATGTGCATAAATGTATCAATGTTATTCGCATGTTTCACACGTTCGTTGCGATACGCATTCAACACACTATGTAAATGATACCCTTTTGTCATTTTCCCCTCGAGTTCGCGTATCTCCACATCCATCGACGTCAGACGTCCCTGTATCGTTCGAATATAATGCAAGATATATACAATGATGGTCTCGATATCTTGGTAGCGATAGAGTGTAATGATATCGAGGTCATTATACATGCGGATATGCGGTTCATTATAGAAAATACGCATGTGTTCCGGCGAACCGAAGAATCCGATTTGTCGGTCTTTCACAACTTCGATATACGTATGTGTTACATCCTGATAAAGACGGAATAGACACGCGTAATATCGTCGAATACTCATCTGTTTCAATAATAATAAGTGCTCGACCTCGCGTGTGAGAACATTGCGTTGAAAGTAAATATCGTCGATGTAAATAATGTATTCGGAACAATTGATTTTATTCGTGGTGTCGTCGAGGAGTTTTTTATGAATGGATGAAAGATGGTTAATGTTTTCGTATATCGAATCAATGATACCATCTAATTTCTTATATTGAATAATATTTCTGTCAGTCTGCATTGACAATCTGCATCGACCGTGTCTGTTATATAAGAGGAAGATTAGAACACAAACCCTGAAAATGAAAATACGTTGAAATAGGAATTGGAATTCTGGATAAATCACGAACTAAAGACTTTGTCGCATGGCATCTTTATTGCACGTTACAATGGACGAAAAATCAATGGGTGTAACATCGGTAAATGGAACCGGTAACGTAGATGGTACAAATAATGCAAACGCGTCATCACAATCGCAGAATAATATAGGAACTATCGCAAAGAGTTCATCTGGAAGTGTCCCATTATCGAGTCGTTGGACAGACGCAGACGAGGACCTTTTAAAAGAATGGGCGGACCATGCGATGTGTTTTCACTGGTTACATGAACAGGCATATATCAAGTTCAACAATATATACACGTATATCAACATCCCAATTATTATTATATCGACCATCACGGGGACGGCCAATTTCGCCCAAAGTAAGATTAGTGATAATTTTCTGCGTGATATAATGGCAATGGTCATTGGGATATTCAGTATCTCGGCGGGTATCCTTGCAACAAGTCTTTCGTTTTTCAAGATAGGCGAACGAAAGGAAAGTCACAATAATTGCGCTAAACTGTGGGACAAATTGCACCGTAATATACAGATGGAATTGACGAAACCGGTGAAGGAACGTATGAATAAGAAGACGATGTTGGAATTGACGAAGAAAGAATATGACCGATTGATTGACGATTCGCCGTTAATACCCGCAGAAATCGTCGTGAATTTCAATACGAAATTTAAGAATAATCCGACAGTGAATACAATCAATAAACCGAATGTGCTGGACGTATTCCATACAATTCGCGTGAATCACTATGACGAACCCGATGAAAAACCGGAATCGGACCATGAAACCTATCGGATGATTGAGATGAAATTCCGCGAATTGAATGGGCGAATGCCGACAGACGTCGAATTGCAAAATATCATGGAGATGCAACGGAGTTCGATGAGTGGTGGAAGTGGAATGGGAATGACGTCTATACCGATGATGCGTATGAGCACGATGAGCACTACGTCACATGGTTTCATGCCACATTCGTCTTCTTCCTTGAATTCCGTGTCGATACCGGCAAGTATTCGTGTCGATAGTTCGCGTGATGGGTCGCGCATGTAAATCAATTAAACAAACGCAATAATCGCGAATACGTAGAAGGTTGTTTGGAATAGCACACCTTGTATGTATCTTTTGGGTCACAACCACCTTGTTTTGCACACACGTAGAGACAATCGTTGCCTTCATCGGTCGGTTTGTAAATCCAACGAATCGCACGAATGTTTATTGCATAATTGCCGATTTTCAAGAAATGTTCCTTGTCCATTGTTGTATGTGTATAAATGTATATCGTTATAGAATAATCTTGATAAAATAGTGTTTTATCAACATTAATTTAAAATGGGCGAAGTGGGGTTCGAACCCACGCTTCTTACGAAAGAAGGACTTGAATCTTCCGCCTTAACCACTCGGCCATTCGCCCCGGATGCGACGACGAAGAGATTTGAACTCTTGCGCTCAATGAGCACTTGATTTCGAGTCAAGCACCTTAACCACTCGGTCACGTCGTCTATTAAAGTAGGGTGACGTGTATCGCCCTGTAGTGTCTATGACACTGTATCTTTAGACCTTTATTTGCGAATCGCGAGGATTGCGTTGATTTTCTTGATACGGACATGGATATGTTCAATCAGTATATCCAATGCCGATACAATGGTGATATCGTCCTTGTATGTCTGCTTCAAATTCGCAATACCGCCTGTTGCGTTCTTGAGGTCGGTGATAAACGTGATGAGAATCGATGCGCTTTCTTCCTTGAAGACCGATGGTTTTGCGAGTTCGACATAGTAGTTCTTTTCAATCGACCCACTGCCGTTTTCATTGGAATAAATCGCATCGACGACTTGGAAGGTCTTGTTGATGAATTCTTGTAGATGTTGTAGGGACGATGCACGTGATTCCGCATAATACCAACGTGCGAGTGGTTGCAAATACCACCATTTGTCAATGGAAAATTGATCATTTGCGAAATATAACTTGTCACCGACTTCGATGCGTGACAGAATGCGAAGATTCGTAAATATCGATTGCAATTGTGCGTCATCTATGACGGAATTGATATCGTTTGACATGATGTATGTGTATGTATTCTACAATAGATTGGTATTATTTATGGGATTGCTTTTATGCCGGAAATTTTGATAGTTATTTGATTTTATTACCTTATTAATATATCATCCGCCTCCACGACAATGTCCATACGCCCCTCACGTATTCTACTCGGATTACTATTTGCCAACGGAATGTATCGCAAACATTACCAATTGCAACATACGACGATACCCGTTCCAATACAAACGCCCTTGATGTATGGAATGATTGTCCTATTTAGTGGATTCAATCACACCTGGTTATTTCCATTCCATCTATATAATGATTATTGCGATGGACGATATGGTGGAAATTTCCGATTCCGAAGTGATATCATGGTCTTATATGATTAAAACCATACGGTATCCCAGTATCCCATTCTCATCGATTAAAGTCATGTTGTATTTTTTTATATCAGTAATACAGGTACATTAGTTTATCTCATTTCTTTTTTTAATGCCAATTGTTCAAATCGGTGGATATTATTACGACGATAGACATCGTATTGGAACAGGGTCCTATTCTACAATCTATAAGGGATACCGGACATCCGACCATTTCGTCGTCGCAATCAAGAAAGTTCATCGTGTTATCAATACCAAATATTTTCAAAACGAAGTGGAATTAATGAAATCTCTATCCCATCCCAATATCGTTCGTCTATACGATATTACGCAAACACGAAACCACGTCTATATGATTATGGAATATTGTAATGGAGGCGACTTGTCCAATTATATACAACGACGGTCCAACAAATACGACCAGCGCTATTTTCATCAGATTCTCGTTGCGTTCGAATACCTCCATAGTAAAGGTATTATACACCGGGACATCAAACCCCAGAATATTCTCATCGACAAACACACAGTAAAGATATCCGATTTCGGATTTGCGAAATCAATGGGGACCGAGGAAGACCTGCATTCGACTTTCTGTGGAAGTCCGCTCTATATGTCGCCGGAAGTGCTCAAACGACAGTCCTATTCGATGCGTTCGGACTTGTGGTCCCTCGGCGTCCTGCTCTATGAACTCATGGTAAAAGAACATCCATATATGGTTCAAAATGCCCAACAACTGATGGAACTCGTCCAACAAGGATACGCAATTGAATACGATGCAATACGGTCGAGTTATTATCGGGATATCATACGACGTCTATTGGAACCGAATGATGAACGCAGGTGTTCATCGGATGAATTCTTCCGAGAATTGCGACGAAATGACGAGTTCCTCGAAGAATTGGACTACTTGGACAGTCAGAAACGCTTATCGGTAAATGACATCATCGCGCAAACAAAAGTGATACCGATTATACCTGAACTTTCAACGGACGATTCGGATACACGCATGATTGATAACGAACCGCGCCATTCATGTTCGAATACACCGACGATGCCTCTTACGATACTCGGAACATTGACTGCGTCTTCAACGGTTGCAACGGTTGCGACAGTCTCAAAAGAAATCACCATTACGAGTCCGACATCGAAACAACAAACACGCATCGAATATGAAACCGTATCATCGACACCACCTCACCGCGAAAGAAGTTTTAGTGACGACGGAAGTGGCATACAGGGCAATTTGCATGACCTATCGACATATATCAATCGTTCGTGTTCCAGTTCGCCGATATATATGCCATGTTCTGCACCGAACCCGACTGCGCCGATTATGGACCACGCAATTTTTGACAACTATATGGACGAAAAGGAAAAGATGTCGAGCACCGCATACATCATGCCGGTCTATGGAACCTCGCCGACAATCAAACCGAAAGGTATCGGCAATATACT